GCCTCCTTGACGATCAGCCTGATTACTCGCCAAGCATTACTCGCCAACCCCTCAGATTTGGCGAGTAATCACCAACTGGCCATGTCCAGTTGTCCAGTATTTACAGTGGGGTTGTCCAGTTGTGTCGAAGGTGTTCCGAAGGTGTTCACATTTGGGTATGAACATCTTGGGCACCTTCGGTTTCGGTGGTTTAGGCCCTTTTTCGGGCAAAAGCGTAGGGTGCAGATTTTGCCTGAGCCACTGACATGTCTCCTTCACCCCTCCAGGGCGGCTTTTTGAAACAAAGGAAACCTCCCTCGGTTTTTTTACATACCCACGACGTTGCCTTTCATGGCGTCGCCTGTGTGCCTCTTTCTGATTTGTATTTTGATTGACTCTTATGTATATATATGGTATAATGCATTACTAAGTGGCACTGCTTGATACTATATAGTGGGGGGGGTTTAGGATGCCTGGTGAGGGATCTTACGGCAGGGGTTCAAGGCGAAAGCGCATGATGGAGCGTGGTCGCGGTGGCGCTTTGCCTCCTCTGGCTGCTGATGCGGCTCCTGTGGGGCAACAGCGTGGTTTGGCTGAGGAATTAGCCCTTAAAAAGCTGATGAGGCGATGAGCGGCAAGCCTGAGAGAAGCGGCAGGGTTGGGCGTCCACCTGGGGCAAGGAATAAGAATAAGCTCTCCAAGGACATGAAGATGTTGTTGGAGAATGAGATCTACAATCAGGGGGCCAAGGGAGTGGCGAAGTTTGCCAAGGACCACCCTGTGGAGTTCTGGAAGATCGCTTCTAAGCTGATTCCCCTTCAAATAGAGGAAACGATTAGTGTGGCGCAGATCGTAGCGCCTAAAGCTGTTACTCTGTTTGAGTGGGAGAAGTACCAGGAAAAACATTTAAATGAGGTTAAAGTAGAGCCGCTACCTGAAAAGCTCGCCATGCAGCGGGTCAGGGAGAATGTCGGTGACTCAGAGAGAACCAGGCCGGTCAAGGCAGAGTCCTTTGCCGATTTGTCCTGAGTCTGTAGCCTGGGCTCCGCAAGCTGGGCCGCAGGCGGCAGGGATTAGCCTTAGAGAGGCTGTTGATGAGCTTTTCTTTGGCGGTAGTCGAGGTCCAGGCAAGACGGATTTCCTTATAGGCGACTTCGCCACGGACCTCTGGCAGGGATCTAACTGGCAGGGGGTCTTGTTCAGGCGGTCTTTTCCTGAGCTTGAAGAGGTAATCAAAAGAACCCTTGAAATCTACCCACGGATTGGAGGGTACTACAAGGTTGGAACCCATACGTGGACTTGGAAGTCAGGGGCCACCCTTAAGCTCAGGCATATAGATACGATCTTTGATGTGACGGCCTATCAGGGGCATTCCTATTCGTGGATCGGATGGGATGAGTTGCCTCTCTGGGAAGATTTGGAATCATATCACCGCCTCAAAGCGACTTTGCGTGGCAAGGCCAAAAACAAACGCATCCGAGCGACCGGGAACCCCGGTGGACCGGGGCATTTGGCGGTAAAAGAGTATTTCCAGATAGGCGAATACCCACGGGGAGGCGTCCCCTACCAAGATCCTGATACGGATATGGTCCGCATGTTCCTGCGTGGCAGGCTTACGGACAACCAAGAGCTTTTAAAGGTTGACCCGGGATACGTAAATCGCCTCAAAGGCACCGGAGATCCTGAATTGGTCGCCGCTTGGCTCGATGGCGACTGGGATGCAGTGGTGGGAAGCTATTTCTCAATGCTGCGTAAGTCTGAAGTGGAAGTAGAGCCCTTCGAGATCCCCCAGGGATGGGCTCCTTTCCTCTGTATGGACTACGGAGAGCATAACCCCACCGTCGCCCTGCTGCTGGCAGTGAACTTCGACGATGATGTTTATGTGATCGATGAATATTACCGAGGTGGAGAGGTCGGAGGTGCCGATCATGCCCGTGGAATCAAGGATATGGTCGATCACTGCCCCTTTATAATAGGTAAGAGGCCCTCTCTCGCCCTCGCGCCCCATGATATGTGGACGAAAAGACGCCCCGGCGAAGCCTCACAGGCCCAATCGCCGTCTGATTCCTTCGCTAAAGAGGGCATCTACCTAACCAAAGCCAATATGGAACGCATTAACGGCTGGAGGAACCTGAAAGACCTCTTGTATAGCAAAAGGATCAAATTCTTCAAGGGGCGCACCGATAAAGTCCTCGGATCTCTCTCTTCAGTAGTCAGGGACCAGACAAACCCAGAAGATGTGATGAAAGGCGGCGATGACCACCCCGCCGATGCCCTGCGATACGGGATTAATCACGTTTATCGCCCCAGAGTCAAGAAGCCAGAGCCCGTTTCGGCTCCATATCTCGGTTCTTCCATTATAGCATCTCTAAAAGAGGAACAATCACGCTATGGATGATTGGGAAACCGATGTCACTGTCGCTGTGGCCTTTTTAGGGATCGCAAGCCTTAACGGACCCCAGGCGTTAAATAAAACCCAGGTCACGCAATTCAAAGATGCTCTGTCGAGGCTGTGTGAAGCCGTAGGGGCAGAAGTTACCGAGAAAAATATCCTACCGGGGGCAAATTGAAAGAAGAAGAAGTAACGTATTGGCGCGAGGAGATGAAAATCCTCGACAAGCTGTACGACAAGAAGATGAAGGAATGGCAGACCACGGCAGATCTTTATGACCTGAAGTTTGACAGGAAAATCCGCGATCTGGAGGTCCAAGACCTTATCAAGGTGCCCCGATTCTACCGTATCGTACGACAGCTGATCGCTACCGTGGCCTTCAACTACCCCACCCTGGCCATCTCCATTGAGGACGATGACAGCGGCGATATGGCCGAGTTGCTTGAAAGAGCTTCAGCCTCTCTGCTCGACCAGATGGACGCCAAACCCCATGTCCATCAAGCCATCTTTGATTCCCTTATCTGTGGCGTGGGGTGGCTTAGGAATGACTATAACCCCGCTGGCGACGAGATGATACCGCCCTACATCGCCAATGACTCCATGGAAGAAGACCTCCCGGCAATATCAAGGGTGCCGCCGGGATTTGTCCAAGTAGATCCCACCACCCCACCGCACATGTTTGGCCATGCTCGATACATAAGGGAGCGGATGTGGGTGCTACATGAGTTCCTCATGCAGGAAAAAGGGCTACAGAATAAAAAAGACATCAAGCCCTCCTCAGCTGACAAGAGTGATAGGATTGGCTTTGGGGAGCCGATGGTAGACAACTCCGATGACCCCAGTGGAGATGCTACTAAGAACTCAATACGCAATGGGAAGTTCGTCCTCATCGACCGAATCCATGACAGGTTGAAAAAAAGGCTTAACACCTTCGTCGATGGCGTCCTGATCAAAGAGGAAGATCACCCCTTCAGGAAGCTGGTATTTCCTCAAGTCGTAGATCAGCTAAACAACCCCGTCTTTGACGAGGACGGCGAGACGCCGCTGCTGGATCTGGACAACCCCCAAGAGGGTACCGGATGGCTGGTCGAAAACGGGTTCCAGTTTATTCCAATAAAGTTCGATATGCACCCATCGTCCTTTATCCCCAAAGCGCATCTGAAATACGTCGAGGATCTCCAGTACGGCATCGTTGAGTCTATGTCTCGCCAAGCCTCCATGCTCAAACGGACCTCAAGGCAGGGCGTTATAAGCCGGTCCGAATCCATGGCCAATCCTGAGCTAAAGGAAAACCTCAAAAAAGGCGTTGATGGGGAATGGCATGACGTAGAGGACGTAAACAGCATCCGAGAGTTGAACTACGGCACTATGCCGTCAGAGCAATACGCCTTTGAAGACCGCTGTAAGATGTATGAAGAGGAAATGACGAGGGTCACGGAAATAGCACAGGATGGCCCCGTGCGCTCTGCCACCGAATCAGCCCAAATCGGTGCCGCAGTGCAGGTCAACAGGGAGTGGATGGAGATTGCCGTTGCTGACGTTTATGAACTGGTAGTGCGAAACAGCTTTCAGATGATGGGAGATCCCCGCTATGAAAGCAAAAACTTCAAGATCAACGTAGCTCCAGATGGACAGCAACGCTTCACGAGGGTGCTGAGGTCGTCGGATTTCTTGTGGACGTATCGCATTCGCGTTAAGGCGGGATCAATGCAGCCCCTCTTTGCCCAAGTGCAACAGGAAAAGGCGTTGCAGTTTTACGACAGGGCGATTCAGTCCCCCAATTTTGAGAGGATTGAACTCGATAAGTTTATGGCATCGGTATTTAATCCCGGCAGCATAGAAAAGCTGATGGTATCCGATACCAATCCTGAAGCGGAACGGGCAGCGCAGTTTGAGAATGAGATGATTATCAGTCAGTTCCGTGACCCAGGAGTTATTCAAGGCCAAGACCATCAGGCGCATAATAAGATCCACTCGGCCTACCAGAATCACCCAACCTACCAGCAGCTTCAGCAGCAAGCCCAACAGATAGACTTCCAAGGCCAACAGGTCAACGTCGCCGCCCAACAGCAGATCGATTACATCGACAACATGATGAATGTCCATATGCAGCAACATGTCCAGCAAGAACAGGCAGAGCAGGCTGCACAGGTAGGTCCGCAAAGGGCAGTGCAGACAAATGCCGGGGATCTTATTTCCCAGGTGAGAAGCAATGCACAGAAAATTTCAGACACCTTAACGGCGCAGGAGGGATAATGGCTAAGAAAAAAGAAGTAGCTGAAAAAAAACCAGCTAAGGCACCAGCTAAAGAAAGTGCCTCTGACAAGATCGAGCGGATTTTGGCTGGGGCGAAGGAAACCACCATGGCAGATGTGACTCACTACATCCTGTCCGCTGGGCAGATGGCAGAGCTGAGAGACATTTAGTGCTTAGGCTTTGGGATTACGGATGCTCTTGCGGTAAAGAATATCGCGGGTATCCCGTTACAGAGGATAAGACCCCTAAGACCATCAAGTGCAGTTGTGGCAAAAAAGCCGAATGGATTATGGGTAAGACTAATGGCATCCACCCCACCCATACAGGCATGAAATACGGTGAATTTGACCCGCAGTTTGGCTGCGTGGTTGAAAGCTACGGGCACAAAAAGAAACTGATGAAGGAGATGGGCTTAGTTGATATAGGGGGGCCTGAGACGCGAGATGACATTGAGAGACATGGAGAGAGTATCCCTGACAATGAACAAGACCCCAATGTCATCCGAGCCGAGAGTATGGAGGAAATTCTAAACAAAACACCAGCAGACCAAGTAGACTGGAAACACACAGGGAGACCCAATCGTCCGATGCAGGATATGTGGGTCAAATTTGAAGGAGATTAGCAATGAGTGAGGCAACCGATCTTTCGACAATCGAAGAACAAGCAACAGAAGCACCCGTAGAGCAGCTTGGAGATGGGCTGCGCTCGGACACGCCTCTGGGGGCACTCGACGAACCGACGGAATCGGATGAAGGGGTTCAGGAAAGTCCTGAGCCAACAAACAACGACACCATTGATGCCGACGAGCGGCATAAAGGGTATTTACGTCAGTCGGACTACACCAAAGGGAAGCAGGAGATAGCCCGTGAACGCGAGGCTTTGCAGGCAGAACGAGCGGCCTGGGAGCAGCAGATAGCGTACGCACAGGCACAAGCCCCTGTAGAAGGGGGAGGTGAAAATTCTTCTGCATCTCAATATGTGCAATTGGCAGCACAGGCTTTACAGCAGCCAGATCTCAGCCCAGAAGATCGGGCAGGGCTTAACACGATTTATGCCATGGCTTATGAGATGGAGAAAACACAGGCAGAACTGGGGAGGCTGCAGCAACTGGAAGCACAGTTTCAGCAGACCCAACAATCTGTCCTGCAACTTTCCGACGCTCAGCTACAAACGCAAACCAAAGCCATTCAGGTCCAAATCGACGAGGCTAAAGAGATTTTTGGCGAAGAATCCGTCTCGTTATCATCCGATTTTATCAGACGTAATTTCGGAGATACGAATCCAGTAACCGGCGCAGAGTTTACTGTAGCCGAATTAGTGGGTTTGGCAACAAACAAGACGGCAGAGGAGGCAGCGGGTGCTCGTGAGAGGACGCAGGCCACGCGACAGCGGCTTAAGCAGGGCATCGCAGGGTCCGCACAGCCTTCAGCAACTCCTAACGGCAAGGGAAAGCTGTCTCGGGATGAAGCCATCGCTGAAATCAAGGCAAATATGGTGGGTTCCGTATAAACGGAGAGAATTATGGCACAGACACTATCAGAAACCCTGGACAGTCATTGGTCCTCGACTCAGAGAACCATTGACAAAGAAGTTCAGGACAACTTTTTCGAGGACTACCCCACGGTAAACGCGCATAAGAAGGCGAAGATATCGAAATCGGGTGGTCGAGAAATTCAGGTGATTTTGCAGAGTGCGGGCGGCACTGCGGAATCGTTCGATACCTATGACACGCTCGGAAAAGCACCGATCAATCCATTCCAGAGCGCCAGGTACAAATGGCGCTACTACGCGGTCCCCATCATTCTTTCCGACACGGAGCGTTGGGAGAATAGTGGCCCAGAAGCAATCTTCGACGAGATGGAAGCCCTCGGAAACAACGCGATGGATTCCATTCTCAAAGCTATTAATGAAGATTTCTACACCGCACAGGCCGGTAAGAACATGCTGGGCTTCCCAGATCTTATGGCCGATGCCGCTGGTGCCACCGTCGGTGGTATTAATTCCAGCACGGAAACCTTCTGGGAGTCACAGCGTTCAACTGCGTCAGCTACTTTCTTGACGCAGACGGCTACCAATGTCTTCGACGGCATTGACCGGTGGAACGATGTGATGGACTTGTGTCACATCCAGGGCGGTCGCATCCAGAAGATGTATACCACCTGGAGCATCGCTAAGGCTTATCGCATTGCACTGTCTTCACAGGGCTACGCGAGAACCTCTGTCGATGACGCCAAGGGCATTGGCGGCACTTTGATGCCAGCTTTTTATCAGGCTGAAGTTGTGGCTGATAATGACTGCCCCGCGTTGCACACGTATTTCGAGAATACCAACCACAACAAACTCAACATCCTCAGTAAGGCCAACTTCAAGAAGACTTCGTTTACGTCTTTGCAGAGCAATGGCCAGCTGGCGCAGTTGGCGTATGTCGTTGCTGGTATTCAGTACACCACAAACAATAGGCGTCGCAGCGGTGTTGCTACCGCAATCACAGGCACCTAAAACAGCCTTTCGGGGAGCAAGCCAATGCTCCCGTTGACTCGGCAAAAAGAAGAAAGAAAGGGAACTAATGGTTGATTTTGTAAACTCAGGGACAATTCAGGGGCCTTCTTCAGGTGTAAGCCAGGGGCTTTATGAAGAGTCTTCCACGCAGCAGGGCGATGTGGGTGCGATGCGCGAACTGGCAGATGGTCGCCGGTTTCGTTACGCCTACTTTGCCTCGGCCACCGCAGCAGGCTTGTTGGTGAGTCAGGACGTTTCGGCCACTGCGGTGGTTGAAACGGACAACATCGCTACCGCCGCTGACGCAGGCGCTACGAAGGTTACTCTCACGGATTCTGGAACGCTGGGCAGTGCGACGGCTGACCAGTATGCGGGTGGGTATCTTCACACGACTGACGATGCGGGGGAAGGCTACACGTACAGGATTCGCGGCAACACTGCCGCAAGCTCGAACGCTGTAGACTTTACCCTGTATGACGGGCTTGTAATTGCCGTCACAACCGCTACGGATGTTGCTATCACAGGCAGTCTGTACGGTAATGTGCATGGGGCCACCGCTGGCACCGATTACATCATCAGCGGCGTCACCACTCGCGTAATGCAGGCCAACTATTATGGTTGGGTCCAGACTAGGGGCGTATGCACAATCCTGGCTGATGGTTCGATTGCGATAGGGGACAACCTGACGCTGTCGGACGGAGTAGCCGGTGCGGTGCAGTTGAAAGATGCTGAAACCGAGCCGTTGGTCGGTCAGGCTCTATTTGCTCCTGATAACACGGGCCACGTTGGAGTGCGTCTGTACGGTTTGGAGTAGCAACACGAGAGGGACGGGGGCAACCCCGTCCCTCCTTAATACGAGGTAGATAATGGCAAAGCCCAAAGCAACAGATAGTTACAATGACCTTGGCCAAGATGGTCCTGCCGGGGAACCTGATCCAAAGGCGCTGGAGATAGTTAAAAAAGCGCAGGAAGCATTGAGTTCTGGCCCCGCAAAAGAGGCCCCTGTTACCGCAGAGCCTGAGCTGACAAAGATACCAGAGGTTGTCAATGCTCTCTTGGCAGCTGTTCGCAAAAGCCCAGAGGTTGCTACGGAGCTTCTCAAAGCCGCCTCTTCAACAGAGGAGGGGAGAGAGCTATTTAAGCCAGAGGACAATAAGCCAAGGCCTTCTGGGTACTACAACAGGGATTTTAACCGAGAAAGCCACTTGCACGTAACTGGTGGTCTTGAGGTAAGACATCCAATTGATAAAGAAACGGGAAGCACAAAACGTCCGTTGCCCCCAGCCTATATCAAGCGATATGTGGCTTCCGACGGGACGTTAACGGACTACAGGGATGAGTCTGAACGCCCTGCTGGTTCTAAAATCCCGGTAGCAGCAAGAGCGGCAGATGGCGGTCCATCTCTTACAGATGAGTATAAAAAGTGGATTGATCTCCAGATGAAGGGCGAGAGGATGGATAGCTCTGTGAGGTCTGATTTGCAGGTTCACGGACAAATGGTAGATGATGGGGTCGCCCAGGCATGACACTTGCCCAGGCTATTTCCAGAACGTTGCGTCGCGCTGGATTAACACAAACAGAAACTGAAGAGCAAGACAGGGCGCGAGAGTGCCTGTCTATGATATTGGCAGAGGTGATGCCCGCGACGAAGTGGTGGTGGCTGGATCGCACCACCACGTTCAATACGGTAGCATCCACAAGGACATACCAGCCTATTAGCGGAAATGTAACTAACTGGTGGTCCTTTGTGGATGAAACCAACGACAACCCCCTGGAAATAGTAGGTCCAGACAAGTATGACTTACTGGATCTCGACAGAGGAGATGAGGGAACGGTAGAAGCCGTTTATATAGAAGGACTGGATGCTACTACGGGATACCCTGTGGTAGGGTTGTGGCGAACGCCTTCAGCGGTAGCAACTATACGTATTCGCTATCAGACAGACATTTCTGAGTGGACTTCCTCCAGCGACTCCTCGCAATTGTTAACTCTCGGGGTTCCAAGGCTTATAGAGAACATACTGATCTATGGAGCCGCTGGTATGATTCTCGATGAGGAGGGAGACGAAAGCCAAGCCCTTATGGAGTCTCGCAAAAAAGATATAGCTATGAATTTAGCAATGAGACAAAATTTAGCTATGCAGGGGAATAGAATGTACATACCGAGGGGAAGCAGCGAAGACGAACTTCTTATCAATGTAGGCACTGACACTGTATCGGCGGCTTAATTATGGCTAATGGCAGTATTCCAAGAGGGCAACGAGGGCTCGGTAGAGATTTTTTACCGAGTGACAACTTGAGGGTAAGAGCGCTACAGCAAGCTATGCAAAAAGGGCTCTTGGATCAGGGGAGAGCCGCGCCTGCATCCGACAGGGCAGCCAGCCAAAGCGCTCAAGAGCAGATGCGCCGCCAGTTGAGTATTGGGAGAGCTGCGCCTGCATCCGACAGAGCAGCCAGCCAAAGCGCTCAAGAGCAGATGCGCCGCCAGATAAGTATGATGAGGGTATGGCCCAACCAAATGGTCCAAGGGTTTGGGCAGGCGGGGCCAGATACCCCTGGCCGGGCTCAGAATGCTGGAATGATGGATGCTAGACATAGCGCTGGGTTAAATAAAACCCAGCTAGAGCAGATTCGCCGCCTTCAGTTGAATACTGGGAGAGTGGAGCGGCCCAACCAAAGGCAAATAGCTATGCAGCTTGCATCGGAGGGGACGCGCCCGAGCATGATGCCGCCAGAGGGGACGCTCCCGAGCATGATGCCGCCAGAGGAATTGCAGAGACAACGGTTTCAGGAGACTCCACAGTTCCTGCAAAATCGTAATCCTACAAATAGGGGACGGCCACCATGGGCTGATGAAGCGCAACTGTTGGCAGATGCTGGCGACGTTGAAGGAGCAGAGCGGCTTGCAAGGGAAAATCTCCCAGGACCAACAAGACCTGTGGTCGGTATGGGTGGTATAGGGGGACGGGTTCCTCAAACTCAACCAATGCCGCGACTTCGCGATCGTCGATGGCAGCCCAGTTTGCATGGGCGGGATAGGCGGGCAAGTGCCCCACGAGAACCAACCAAATTGGAAGCAAAGCCAGATTGGAAGCAGAAGATTATTGACGCTGCAAACGCTCCTTATGGAGGGCCTCAGCCTGGTCATCGCGATCAATTTACTACACCTAGTCCCACAACGCCTCCAAATACCCAGGTAGATGCGGGGGCCACTCAACAGCCAACAAGACCGGTGGTGGGCATGGGGGGCATAGGGGGGCAGATCCCTAAGACCCAACCGGCCAAACCAGTAGTTGGCATGGGAGGTGTAGGTGGACAGGTTCCTCCGACTCAACCGACCAAGCCAGCAGGTGGTATGGGAGGGGTGCCAAGACAGATGCCTCCACCTCAACCAACCAAGCCAGCAGGTGATATGGGAGGCGTACCACGACAGATGCCTCCAACTCAACCAACTAAACCAGCAGGTGATCTGGGCGGGGTACCAAGACAGATCCCTCCGCGCCAGCCAACCAAGCCAGCAGGTGGTATGGGCGGGGTGCCAAGGCAGATGCCCCCGTCGCAACCGACCAAGCCAGTAGTTGGTATGGGAGGCATAGGAGCGCCCCCGCCCCCAGCGCGGCGAGGGCGCCG